CCCTAATTCTCTACAGAGTCTGAATTGGAAGAGGCGACCTGGTCGCCGTCGGAGTTTTTTATTAATAACTCCTTAGCCTCCGGCGTTATTTTGTTTAACTTTTGTGCTTCATCAACAATCTTTTCCAAACGGCCAGCACTCATTGAATGGCTTAGTGCTTTATAATCCGTTGGTTTTAACAACAAGTTTCCTTTTTCATCACAAAGTGTAACCACTGCCAACTTTGCACGGAAATCTTCATTGTCACTTTCAAAACCAATAACCAACCCTTTATCATCCTTTGTTTCCTTCAGGATAGATTTTTCAAAGGTGTCTTTTTCATGTCCGGTCATTTGACGAACAAATACGTGTGCTCCTTTGTCAAGTTCAACTTTAACAATTTCCAACTCTTCTTTTTGTAGTAACAAACTACGATCCAATAATTTTGACATAATAATAAATTTTTAATTTTTGATTATAATTAAAACAATAAAAAATAATCCATGATTAGGATTGAACAATTTAAGCGGATGGTGCAGGTGAAGACGAATCATACACATTAACACCGTCAGTCAATGTAACATACCCACTAATGATAATAGTAACGTCAGCCGTGATAGCATCCTTTACAGTAATACTTAATGGAAGTTCCGTTACCAAACCAATAAATTCAAATGAAGTTTTAACACTGTCCGGTAATTGAATCATATAGTTTTTAGCTACGTCTGATTCAAAATCCGCTTTCATAAGAGAGTAATTAGCCCTAACAAAGTTCATTCCCAATGTGATTGAACCGGCTTCCCTCATTCCTGCAATAAACTCCTTATACCCATTAAGAGAACTCAAAGACGTAACGTCAATAGTTTCTCGTTTCATTCCAGGACCTTTGATACTTGTTATCTCTGAAATTTCAACCCATTCAGCCTTTACAGTGTCCCATCTGTAAAAACCAACGCCTACTCCAGCAATTGCTTTACTTGAACCCATTTCTTACCTCCTTTGTAAATTAAAGTTTACGATATACCTTGCCCGGCTATTTTCATCATGGTCCAACAATCCCGGACCGGAAGCACAATAAATAAGCATATAAAAACAACCTCCCCAAGTCTCATTACTTCGACCATCAAGTAATTGTCTAATGCTATCTATCATTGTCCATGCTACTTCACTATCCTGAGCACGTACTCGGATTTGAATAGATGGTTTATCTTGTAATTCAACACCTAAAGTGAGTCCTGTTGCCCTCCCATAAGTATCAAAAATTGTAACACAATTATCAGGTTTAGATGGTTCAAAGTTTTGAAACATATTTATACCTGTAATAAATCCTAAAGCACTTTCAGCTTCAAGCATATCTGCTATATCTTTACTTGGTGCGTTCATGGTATTTTTGTTTCACTTGCTACTATTTGTAATAAATCACCGTGATTCCTATTTATGGAAGCTTCTAACCATTTAGGTCCAGATCCCGGTCTTGTCCAGTTTTTAGCATCAACCATCTCATGTACCCATAAAGCATAATTAGCGGAATAACCAAACCTAATACCAAATTTCCGATCAGCAATAGGAGTATCATGCGCAGGATGTACTTCCCATGAAAGCCTCATTTTATCAGTTAATATAGGAGTAAGAGGTTCATTTGTTTCCACATCCCGTTGAATAAATTTTGCACATTCTCGTAAACCTTTTCTACTGTACCCTTCTATTGCAAGTATCTCTAAATTGAGATTTTTAATAACGTTATCAAACCCTATTATTCTTGCTTGACTTATTCCTTGTGGCATATCTTATGCTTTTACGTTTCCAAATCCTAAATAAACTTTCCTTACAAATTTTGTAGTGGATCTAAATAATGGTACTTTATCAAGTCCTTTTATTTGCCAAGCACCATCAATATTCATCGGATGGCTTACATTAACTGAACTATCAAAATCCGCTAATGAACCTAAGTAAAGCCAACCTTCCATTTCCAAATCTTCAGAAATTAAAACTTCCCCTTTAACATGAATAAGTTTCCCATTTTCATGGACCATCAGCCGATCCATATCCTCCCAACGGCATTGGATTTGTCGTGGGTCAGCATATGTATATCCACCTCTTCCATTAGGAGTAGGCGTACCCCAATATACTGCAGTTTGAACGCATACTTTTCTTATAAAAGATTCTATACTCATTATGAGAAACTTTTAATTGCATAGATACTTGCTGTCTTCTTTCCTAAAGTAGCCATTAAGCCCGTAGTATCCAAAATCTTAACCGTTTGCCCGTATGGGGTGGAATCCAACCCCATCTCATACGTTCCTGTATATGTTATTTTGGCAGTACCTGCTTCCTCTTTTAAAGCCATCCGTTCTCTTGTAGAAGCAATCAAATGAGCGGTAAACCACCTTTCAATTTCCTTCAGTAGATCAGTTGTGCCTGTTCCTAATACAGAATTTACTAAGGTATTGGCACTGAGAATATACATATTAATATCACCTTCAGAAACGGTGACCCCGTCCATTATTGCTATTACGTCTGCTGATGTTACTCTTACTGCCATAACTTTTTAGTTATAAAAATGATTATAAATTTCCAACGCTGATATTGATACCATACAGGATTCACTTTAAGGTTCCAAAATAAATGACCTTCTGAATCAGAAGAGATTCCATTTTTACCTTTTGCTTTATCCACTGAAAAGTACCATGGAAGTTTTGCCATAACTTTTCCTCCTCCTTAAATTTTAATACAACGTACGCTCATTCCTACCTGTATATTATTATTATAAAAATACATTTGTCCTGAAGCATTTCCCATCACAGCCTTAATGGAGTAGGAGGCATCCGCCATATCCGTGGTTGCCATATAAGATGTAGTACCTGCCCCTAAAAACAAACCAGTACTTGCCGCTCTATACCCACCAGGAATAACAGTAAACCCACTTACATTTGTTGCTCCTGTATTTGGGGCAGTCCAATGTACTGTTCCTTCTTCTTTTAACTTTCCTGCGGCAACAAGAGTACCCCCTAAATATGCAACTAAAATATCCCAATCTGCTTTTGATGGTATTTTATACCCAGTTGGGGCAAGTTTACCACTCATTACTGCTGGATAATTATATAGTTTCCCACTAACATCACTAATTAATGGATCATTATTAAAATCACAATATGCCCCAGATGTTAATGCCTCCCAAGTTGCATTATCAACAACGTTAGGGATAGCCATACCATCATTATATTTTGATGTCTTCAAATTTTCAAGCAACCAAGTTTGACTTCCTATAACTATTTCATGGTATTCGTTACCCTCCGTATCATGTATAATTGGGAATGGATTATGAACACCACCTGAACTCATAACAACCTGTCCACTTATTTGAATAGTTACATCAGCGGTGATAGCATCTTTTACAGTAATGCTTAATGGTAATTCAGTAACTAACCCTATAAATTCCAATGTTGTTAATATATTATCCGGTAATTGAATTGCATAGTTTTGAGTAAGCTGACTTTCAAAATCATTTTTCATTTTTTCATAATAGGAACGCACAAAATTCATTCCTAATGTAATTGTTCCCGCTTCTCTCATACCTGCAATAAACTCTTTGTACCCCCCTTGAGAACTTAAAGAAGTAACATCTATGGTTTCCCTTTTCATTCCAGGACCTTTCACAGATGTAATTTCAGCAATGGCATTCCAAGTACCAGCTCCTGCTGGATCCCATACGAAAAATTGAGTACCTACTCCACTTACTGCTTCTGTCATAAATAACTCCTTTCTTATTTACCCAACTTTTTGTGGGCTATTTTTTAATAATGGTAAAACTATATTAGGTATGCTATCATTCCATTCTAAACCTAACCACTCCAGCATTTCATGTATTTGAGAGTAATCGCCTTGTGCCATCCTCTCCGGCCAAACTTCTATATAGCTTATCTTTGCAGATACCATTGAAGTAAATAGCTCTTCATGCTGATGTATCCAATCCAACCAACCCTCTGAATCTTTATAGGCTTTCATAAAGCCTGTTTTTAAACAAGACTGAATGATATCACCTGTCCTTCTTCGTACTATTACCCACTTTGCATTGGGGTACAATTCATTCCATATAGGCCACAATTGACAAATCCTTGAGCTTTTATACATCCAAGGTTTACATTCCTCATAACCTTCAAAAAATAAAAACCTATCTATTTCCCCTTTCCAAAAATAAGGAGTAATCAATTGTTTTGTATCTGGTAATGGCCGTTGCCCATTTGAAGGAATACCTAATTGACGAATATAATAGGTATTCACTAAATTCTTAATACCAAGATTTTCCTGCATTTCTGATACACTGCCTACATGAGCACCACATACTCCTATAATTTTAGCAATTATAGAACTACCTGATCGTTCAATACCAGTAACAAATATAGGTTCATTTTTAAAGTCTTTCACAATGTAGCCTCCTGTATATATTTATTAACCCAATCTACACTTTTACCTGCCAAAGGTATCCGTGGTACTCCATGGAAACAAACAATGGATAAATGATCTGGTAATTCCCTCAACCAATCCGTTTTAGTAGGATTTATTTTGAATGACCATATCTTATTTGGTATAATACTCTGCCAATCTACTTTTGTCATTGTAATAAGACTTCTAAAAAAAGATTGATCACCACCGTTTTTATGATACTTTATTACAACACCATCTGGATTGTCCATCCATCTTTCCCAAATTTTACTGATTTCCTTATTGTCTTTTCCAAACCACATCATACCTGATTGCAACTCATTTAGGCGTGGTGGAGTAAAAAAACTACTCAAACAAATAAACTCATTTTCAAATCCAATTGGAGGCAAAATATTTGTAATATCGTCTACAATTGCTGTGTCTAAATCAAAATATAGGAAAGGTCTGTATTTCT